TCCTCATAGCGCTCTTCAACTGTCGCTTCATCACCACGTATGGTGTTCATAACCGTTTCAAAGTCTTCGGCTTGGTCGAGGTTTGTGATCTCCTGCTCTGCNGTAGCTANAGCGCCCTCAAGCACTTGTGGGTCTATGGCCTGTTCGCCCCCTGCTGGTGCGGNGGGCATAGCAGGTGGAGGCGGCATCATTGAACCNACGCCCTGTGCCATAGCCGGATCACCGCCCATTGCCATGCCTACGGCAGGAGGTTCTGCCTTTTCTTCCAANACTGAAAAATCTCTTGGATCTAAATTTGTTTTAAAAAATTTATTATAATCCAACACAGTAGTTCCCGGATTTTCGCCAAAAAACCGAGCGATATTATAAATATTATTTGGGTTAAACCCCTCTTCGTTAGCAGGAAGTTCTCTGCTTACATCATCTAAACCAAGGAGTGGGACATCGTATCGAGCTTTATTCCTAAGTGCTTCTAAAGCAGTTATATTCTCCAGCCGACGTTGTTGTTGTATTCTTTCATCTATTAGTTCTGCTTTAGCTCTGTCTATATCTCGACGTAACTCATCACTAATCCCTGTCAAGGTTCCTCTGGCTCTAATCTCTCCGCCTTCCTGATACTTCTTAGCAGCAACAGGGTCCATCTTCATCTGCACTTCTTCCGGCAGCTTTGAGAAGCCCTTATACTCGTTAGGCACGGCCTGACCACCGTTGGCAAACATCTGTCTGGCTAATACGCTTCTGTTCATTAGAATAACCCCGCTGTTTTAGCGCCCGCTGCCGCTGATAATCCTGCAATACCCAGACCCAAATAGGTCTGAGCCGGTGATACGTTAGGTGCAGTAGCCGAAGTGATAGTCTGCTGTGATGTTGGAGCACCTTTATAAATGTCTGACAAAAAGCCATAACGCTGATACGGCTCATACAACTGCGCCAGATCACTNTGCCGTTGTGCTTCAAGCTCTGCCTGCTGTTGCGCCTGCTGCTGTTTACCTAAATTAAACTGTGTTTCTATGTCTTGCAGTGTTTGTTGCTGTGACTGTTGACCCAGTGCCGCTTGACGAAGACCAAGCTGCCCCAGCGCTTCTGCTTGTGCCGCCTGCGCCTGCTGCGCTTGTAAAAAGTTCTGTGCCTGCGCCTGTGCCAAGGCGGCTGCACGGTTACGCCCTATCTCTGCCTGCTGTATCGCGGCCCGTGATCCGCCAAATGCGCCCTGTCCTACCGCACCAAGCCCTGCTTGTGCGGCCTGTATATCAAAAGACCGGTCAATCTCAGCTTGAATAGCTTGTTGATACGGGTTCATAAACTGCGTGATGCCAGACGGNTCTANNGTGGTCTTTGCTTCACCCAACGCGGTTCCTGCGTCGGTTAAATACTGTTGGAAGCCACCAATACCGCCTGAAGCTGGGTCNGCCGCAGCGATTGCTTGATCCTGCAAACCAGACATTTGAGCGACTTGCTGAACGGGTAAGGTAATAGGCTGATCAGCTAGCTTTTTTGCAGACTCAAGAAGACCAATTTTATAGGCTTCTATTTCAGGAGCTTCTCTGACGATTTGGGTTTCTGTAGCCATTATGCCATCGCCTTCCCTTTAGCCTCAAGGCTGCGCATCATGTCATACATGCGGTTAATGCCTTTGTCATTGTCTCCGTCACCCAAGCCTTTGACCGCGTTGGTTGTCATCACGAACTCACCGGGCATTAACATAGCTTTTACGCTGTCTTTGCCGGGTGTACCCTCATCTGGCATGATACCACCTACACGTCGTGGAAATATCTCACCGCCGTCCGCTACAGGAAGTATAGAAGCCTGTTTTGGAAAAATTGTTGGAACAACATACTGACCTTGAGACAACATAGGCGTAGATCCTGCGACCCCATATTTAGCTTGGTTCGCTTTGTAAAGTTCGTAACCTGTAGGACCAAGCTGTTCCAGCAACTCTTCATCACTTGGACCGTCATCATCACCACCCAGCACTTTATCTAGACCATAGACTGTGGCTGCTGTGCCCACAGTCCCAGCGGGTAAAAGAGCTCTTGTAAGAGTCGGCGTGGCATCAGCTATGGCTTGTTTTGCCATCTCTAAGCTCATACCCGGATTCTTGGCCATAAGCTCTGTTGGGGTAATGCTTGGTCCTGACGGTAAAAAAGCGTCTCCCATACCCTCTAAAAACCCTATATTATCTCCCGGAGTAAGAGCTCCTTTAACGCTTTCAAAAAAGCCCGGAGGTTTAGTGGGAAGATCAACAGCTTTACTTAAATCAAATGCGGGTTGTGTAGGAGCCGTAGTCGCAGACGTGTTAAGACTGGCGTCAATTAAACCCTCTGGTCTAGGAGCATTCATTTGATTTTGTAATTCCGCAACAGATACTCCCCGATCAGGAATATTTGTTCCCTCTATGAATTTGACATCTGTGCCTGCTGAAGACAAATTAGGATCATATGGACCCTGACCTGCCCCAAAATCCGTGGCTTTCGCAACTTCTTCCGCGGGAGTAAGTGGAGCATCCGCTAGTCCAGCGAACATTTGATCCCCTAACGCAGCTTGGTCAGCCAAAACTTTTTCGTAACCGGCTTTACCAAACTGACCAGACGTAAGCTGCTGACCGGCTGTTTGCAAGTTAGACAATTTAGCTGCATCCTGAATACCTTTCATAGCGCCCTGACTAAAGCTACCACCGGGAGTTTTAGCCGCCTGTAAACCGCCACCAATAGCAGCAGTTGCGCCACCAATAGCGCCACCAATCAAGGCATTTTTGAAGGCGTCCTTCAGGCTACCGCCCTGAACGAGTGTGCCAATACCTGCTCCAAGAGCACCTGAGTAGATTGCACCAAGGCCGGGGAACATGGCGTTCAAAGCAAAAGGTATAATTACCGGAGCGGCTTTCTTAATTACGTTAGTTACGCCTTTGAGGGCTTTGCTTACACCTTTAACAAGCTTAGATCCTGCTTTTTTCACACCCTTAAATATTCTTTTCAAAAAGAACTCAGGCATACCTGTGTCTGGGTTTATAGAGTTTACACCAGAACCAACCACATAACGCTCTGGGTCCTCTACACCAAGATCCCGCAGATGACTAAATATAGAGTCTCGTAGCTTTGGGTTGTCGTCAATCAGGGCTTTCGGGACAATCAACTCACCGGTTTCAACGTGAGCAACGGTGTCGTCACCGTAACGACCGTAAGATGCCATGCGCGTGGCAATAGGCTCAAACGTAGCAATACCAGAAGATCCAAACTCCTGCGCCGCTTCTTCACGCTCCAGAGCTTCGATCTCGTGGTCTTCCATATAGAAATCGGCGATACCGCCCGCTGGAAACTCAAAAACTTCTGCTGTTGCTTGTGCCATTTATAAATTCCTTAATATAAGGTTCCTCGCAGTCTACCTTGTTTTTCAAATTCCGTCTACACTATGCAACGGCTATTGTTACAGTTCCGAGGGCCGTGGTCCCCACTACGCTTCCCGAATGCACCTCGTTTTGTACTATAGTCTGTATAAAATTAGCNTCACCTATAAAAAAATCACCTACTTCTAATGTGTTAGCAGAGCCACTACCGGGTATACCCTGAAAGTTAATGTCCGCGGACCGCACTTCGTCGATCAACTGTTCCAAGGCCCGCGCTAATTGATTGACGTACACCGGATCGTACTCTTGCGGGGCCGTCGGTATGATCGGACGTAATACCTTTTTTGTCATCGCCTACCATCCGGCCTCGCATCAAGTCTAGACGCCCCTAATCTCCAGTTTACGCCCGTGTCGGTATTCTCAACCCTGACCGACATCTGTCTACCACGAGCTCTCAGGTCAATCTTTTCTGTAAACTGTTCTACTGGAGCGGTAGCTGTTCTTACCGCAGAACCGGAGGGAGACTCGGTAAAGTTATTACCGCTAAAATCCCTGCTTTTTACAGTAAATAGAGCAGATGGACTACTTGTGCTTGACCCACTAAAACTAAGATCCGGCAGTATACGGTTGACCAGCATGAACTGTTGGCCATCACCTATGTCAAAGTCGGAGGACTCAATAAACGCGTTGATAGCGACGGCGCTACCAGTGCTAAAATCATCTAAGCCATCTTCATGGTTGTATAAGTAGAAATCTGCACCGGTAGCTTGCGGAAAACTACGTAGACCAGAAGCTCTGTCATTCCATGCAGTGCGAACTAAAGTGCCGTAGTACCATATCTGTTGACCGTAATTGTACACAACATACCGGTCTATCTCTGTTGCACCGGAGGACACATAGAACCACCAAATCTCAGTCTGGCTGCCTATAGACCCCGCATGGAACTTGAACGATTGTTGGTTATTCATGTCATTAAACACGTAGTCTCTGACACTGCAAGGTATGGTTTGTATACGTCCGTCATATGCGTAGAAGTTTTCTTGTCCCATCCAAAAGACAATGTCGTTTACAGCAATGGCCGTATTTGGTCCGGCTATGCGTATGTTGTCACCAAGAAGTGATATACCAAAAGTAAAGGGTGCGCCGATAAACTGCATAGAATACAAAGATTGATCTGTATACACCAGTATCTGACGGCTGGTTTGCACTGCCGTAATAATTTCACTACCCTTTGATAAACGTAAATCACCTGCTGTATTGGTTGCCGTGGGTGTAAAATCGGTTAAAGACTCTTGGCTTCCAAACCTAATTAGTAAGGGGTCAAGAACAGCGCTACCTACCGGGTTGGTGCCGAAGAAAATGATGTGTCTATCTACATCGGAAACCAACAATTTACGAACCACCGTGGGAACATCGCTTGCACCCGTTAAACTGTCTAATCGCACCGCTCTCGTGCTAGTTCCGTTGGTTGCATCCCAGTAAAACACAGTCCCGTCAGATATATTGAACAGTAGATCCTCACCGAAGTTATCTACCGAAAACAGGCGTAGCGTTTGACCCGATAATGACCCAGCCGCAGAACCCCAAGTAAATCGACCCCATGTGCCAGCACCCCAACCAGAACCGAGGACCGTGGTGTTTAGCCCAACATTAACTTGAAACGCTGCGGTGCCGGATGAACCACCGCCAGCGGTGCTACCTGAAGTAGCCGACCCGGCAGTGGTGATTGTAAAAGTTGTGGTGCTAGGGACAGAAGTTATTGTGTGTTCGATGTTTAGCTGTGCGGCTGTTATACCATCAGTAGTTGTAAGACTGGCTAATGTGACAAAGTCCCCCACTATCGCACCATGTGCAGCTTGTGTCGTGACCGTAACAACGCCGCTGCCTGCGCCACCTGTGGTATTTACTGGGTTTGTACCAAGACTGACAGTGGATCTAATGGGCGTGATATCGTTAAACGTGCCTGCATTTTCTAAGAACACCTTTTTTTCGGTGCCTATAAACAAAAGGTTTTGTGAGTCTAAAGTGACAAAGTCAAATATCTTACGAGGTGTGCCTGTAACTTGCGTATTAGATACACGAGTCCAGCCGCCTATACGCTCTGCGTATCCAGCCCTAAAACGTATCTTATCTCCGTTAAACCAGCCACCTTCATTAGAGTAATTTGTACCCTCTCTATTGATCCCCGGTTTGAATTGCAGCTTGCTTAGAGGCATATAACACCCCTATGGTTTCGTAGGCCAAGTTACGTCATCTAAAGACGTAGCTGATTTAGTTATATCTCTCAAATCTTGACGNTATTTCTTTTGTGCGTCTGTCATAGTAGCTGTATCTGACATATCCCACCAATCAGTCTCAGCAATTAAGCGATTACGTTCATCTCTTAAATTTTGAAGTTTGAAGGCAGCTATTAACTCTGCTTCCTTTTTTGCAACTGCATCTGCATCCCAAGCTACCTCATTACCATTACCATCGTAAGCAATAGTTTGTCCTGTTTCTCTTTTAGTAATTACTCTTGAGATAGATGAGTTAAGTGCAATTATCGCATCATGTTTCATCATTCTATCTCCATTAATGTTATATAACTTTGTCCATCAATCGCATCCGTGGGACTGCCTGAACCGCCTCTATTAACATACATGGTTTTATCCCAATTAGATGTATAATGAAACTGCACGTTGTAGTTTATTGCACTCGTTGTATTATGGTCATGTAACAGATTTCCACCCGCAGTAAGCATCGTGTATTGACCATTACCGCCAGCTCTTGAACCAAAATATCTACTAGTCAACGCAGTATAGCTTCCTGTTTGACCTATATCATGGTACACAGTATGATGCTGACCAGCCATAGCAGCTCCACTGGCACTAGTGCCCATGGTTATGCCATACATAATTAAAATATTACTTGTAGAAGATGTTGGTGTAATAGTTCCAATTAAACCAGTGGCTTTAACAGTGTTAGCTTGTCCGGTTATACTCTCTTCAGTATCATAAAGAGTATGCACAACTTGCAATACTTTTCCTAAACCACTAATGCCGCCACCAACAAATGCCGCTAGTTCTGCCGCTCTACTCATGCTAAGTCTCCGAGTGCTGATGTTCCACAGTCTGTTACGCTATCCTCAGACCGTGACATATTATACCAAGTTCCTAAACCATAAGCGGTGGTTGATGAGGCATCGCAATGTGTTTCTCTGCCATAAATGGTGAACGTGCAAGTAGTGACTGCGTAATTTGCATTGCCCATTGCATTTGAAAAGTTTACTTCAAAGTTTCCTGTCGCTGTATCAGTAATACTGCTTGTATTAAGACTATCACTTAAAGCTGCGGCAACCGTAAACTTTGCCCATTGTTTTGCACTACCATTTGCAACAAAGCTGGT